TCCTATAGAAGTGGTAGCGATATTATTAAGACCGAGGTCGACACCCATTATACTACTACCACCAAAGACATGGGGAGTAAACTCAGTAACTATGTGGATATACCAAACGCCCGCTTTTTCAATCACGATAGCAGCTGTTGGGTTTTGACCCTCAAGAGCCGACCGTTGGTGATCACCAAGAATCATAGGCACTCGTATTCTGCCCCGAGTTGTAGTCAAAGAAACGGTTTCGTCACGCTCTCTATAGGAAAAGATGCGGGCATCATAGTCGATGCTTTTTGGCTTAAACTCTTTAGGCTGCTTTCGATTCCCTTTCAATTTAGTCATGCATGCCACAACTCGGCGAATGGAGCGAACAGCAAGATTGGAAGAAAGACCGAACGATTCACGAACTTCTCTATAGCAAAGATGATGCAGTTTAATAGCATTGCTTGTCTTCTCTTTGATGGCGATCTTAAGAACAAGATTGCACGCATCAGCAAAACGCTCGCTGGTTTCTTTGAGAGCATCCGAAATGGTGGTCGTTGTAAGGAGTTTGCAGCAAATCGTTCGTGTTTCCATGTAGATAATGATTCACCACAAATAGAATTAAAGCAACACAGAAAGGAGCGAGGTTTCCTCCCACCCCTCAAGGGATGGGTTTCCGCCTCGTCAACAGGATGAAATTTGAATTTAAAGAAATTGTCTCTACAAACAACGAAAAAACCCTAGCCTTTATCCGCACTGAAATTGACGGCAAATACACCGTTTACATGACGATCATTCGTAAAAAGGACGGTGGCGTATTTGCATCGTTACCAAGCCGTAAATTCTTCGACGATGGACCATTTCAGCCTCTCTTTGCTGTACACAATCAATCAGACTTTAGAGCTCTCACCGACGCAGCTCGGGATTTCTATGACCAATCCCTAAAGGATTCGACCAAGATCATCCCACTCGCTCAAGATGATTTTAATCCAGATGGCCTACCGTTTTAACATATCAACTCGCAATGCCCTGTAAGCCAACAGTTAACGACACTTACATGGCATTGTCATTTTAACAACCGACTCCCATCCTTTTAAACTCCTCATACATCTCAAATAATTCCTTTACAGCCGGAACATGTGGATAATCTGAGTGTAACACCTCGATCTCCTTGGAGTAATATTTGATGCTACCAGATGCAAACCCCTCACCAAACTTTGATCGAGGATATTTAAACTCATCCATCCACATAACAAAGTTTTCTTTAAGAGCTTGAGCTCTGATTGCAGCTGACTCCTCTAGCGAGACGCTCTTACGCATATGACCCCCATCGCTTAAATCCCAGCCACTTTCGCAACCCCCTTGGGTTTGTTAACCAGCCGTCATATCCAATGGTGCGCTTCACAAACTTACGACCTCGATACATCTTTTTCTTGGATAAAGCTGGCATTAACTACATCCTCTTGTAAACACTGTTTGCTTTCGATTCTAGCCGTGGTTGGGGCTTATGGCTATATCCATTAACTAACCACATATCGTTGAAATTTGATGCCTTTCTGTGCGAATTAGGGGCATAAAATAGACTGAGTCAAACCCAGTTTTCGCAACATGTTGTCGAATTGCTCGCGAAATGCCAATTCTTTAAACGAAACGTTGTACTCAACGCCCAGTTTGCGCCGATCTTCGATGCGAATCCCCTCTACCGTAATACATGCCTCGAAAATGTTCTGGTTCTTGTTAATTTCTTGGGCCTTTTGAGTTGCATACGCCTTGTTATCAACGGTCTTGTCTTCTTTAGTCTTAGGAGCAAATTGCTTTTCACGGCTGGCCCATCGCTGTATGCCAGCATAACACGAGACTGGAGCCTTGCCGTTGCGTAGCTTACCCCCAGACTCCTCGAGATAAAGGTCATACTCTTTGATATACTGCTTGGCTTTAGCTCCGTATGTCGCCTCGAGTTTTTGCATCTCAACATCGGATAGTCTGACGCATTCTCCTCTTAGCGGCTTTTCAATCTTGGGAGCGAGAGTCGGCGGAGCCGGCGCTCTCTCTCTCTCTATTTCTTTAGATAAGTCTTGGTATAGATCATTCTTACTAGTGGTCTGTTTTCCGCTATCGGAAAAACCGCGTTCAGAAAATGGGAGTGCGGTAATGTTTTCTTTAAAACAGAAGTCCTTGAGCAGCTCTGGCTTATCACATATCGCATAGTCGTATGTTGCAAATCGTCCGTTTTTCCGTGCTTGCGATCTAACGCAATACCCGCAATCGACGAGCTCTTGTAGTATTCGATACAGCTTTGTGTTACCGAGTTTGTGAACTTTTTTGATGTGACTTATGTGAAAAACCCAGTTTGCTGGCTTTGATTGACACCAGCTTGCCAAGCCGATGGCCTCTAATGATAGCCGATCGTCGTTGAGCAATCCGTTTGATATCCTCGTAAACGGATCTTCGTATCGCAACGAATGGATAACGCTCATATTAAACCTCCATTTTGATGGAAAATGTACAAGCTTTAGCCACTCCACCCCTTCCCTTAATACATTTTTTATTGATAAAACAATGCTGTTCTAGGCTGTTAATTGCTTTAATAATGGACGTCTTGCTATATCCGGTTTTCAACACAAATTTGTCTAAAGATATGTCAGCTTCGCTAAGAGAACTAGAAAGGGTTTCTCTGCATACAACTAGCAAAATCTTTAGCTCTACTATGTTTAGCCTGTCTATCCACTCATCGAGTATGATGTTTGGTATATAAGTGTAATTTGGTTGTAAAAGATGAGTCGTAAGGGATTGCATAGAGGCTCCTCAATAAAGAAAAGATTCAGTCTTCTCAGAAAAGGAGCCGCACTGCTACCATTTGGGATGGTTAGTTTGTTAGACGATCTTCTTCAAGGTAGATCATCTAACTTGTGCGGCTCTTCTGTTGTTTAGAAGAACGCATGTGACATGAAGAGATGATTACTCTTCATGTCAATTTTTTAATGACAGTACGCCTCCCAATAATTTGTTGTAAGACACAATCTTTTATTGAATGGCTTCGCCCTAGGGCGTGGATTGAAACAAATTCCTTCGGGATCTTTTACCCTGCCTCTCACGAGGTGGGGTTTTTTTTTGTGAAGATTCAGCCGACCATGGCATGATCTTCCATGGAAGGCCTCGGGGTTGAACTCAACGCGTTGGCGCTCGGCGGGTTTGTTTTCAGACGCTGAGGTTTTTTTTTGCTCAAAACCTGATTTGTGATAAACTTGTGGCAGGCATCTGAAGCGCCCACCCCACTCTCATTTGAGTTTGGGGTTTTTTATTGGAGGTGGGTATTTCTAATTTTGACAGAGCGATAGCCGAGGCTAAAAAAGCCTATAGCTACAGCCCGCCAACCCCAGTATTAGAGGTTTTGAGAAATTACGGGCTAGACTGTCTAGAGTGTGACTTTGATGCCTGTGGATTGTTAGATATCGATAAAAAGATTGTCTATATCAACAGAAATCGCCCTGTAATAGATAAGCGATTTTCGATCGCAATGGGATTGGGTTATTTTCTGTTAGATGGAGAAGGTTGTGCATATGATTGTGAGCCAATCGATGACGCCTATTGTTTTGCAGCACATCTATTAGCACCGCCTAATCAGGTGAAAAAACGCAAATCAACACTCACAATTTCAGAGTTAGAAGGTATTTTTTTGGTATCGTCTAAGGTTTTGTTTTACGTCTCATAAAACATTGCGCGATATGTATCACGATGTTGCGCAATAGAACTCATTTCTATAACTCACAGTCGCAACACTCTCATTATAAAGCCATTATACGCGCAAGTCTATGTAACGCTATTAAGACGATGTTGCGCGATACGTTGCGCAATTGTAATGTGGGGTTGCCACCACGGCAGGCTCAATTTACATTTGTAGATTGGGTCTTTTTTTTATCTAGATTCCATCGTTAGTATTCCATCAAAAACACGACTTAAGATCCTGACAATCAATATGTAACAAACGTTTGGTTTGTTTTTTTGTCGATCATTTTTGAAAAAATGTACTACATCAGGGACTAGTCAAAATTAGGTCGCGCACAACCCGCTTGACTCAAACGCCTACATAGCTAGCATTAAGACACATGCGAGGTGTCTATGCTGATTTATCTAGCTATGTCTCCCATCCCCCAACAACGCCCTCGCGTTAGCACAATTGGGGGTAAACCCCGAATGTACAACTCCCAACACTCCATTTATCTAAAGATCCGCAATCTCATTAGGCTGGCTATAGGACTGCATTACGAGCCCATTAGCTGCCCTATCAGAGTTTGGATGTCCTTTGGTATTCCTTGGCCAAAAGCTGCCAGTAAACGACGCCGTTTGGGTGTTGAGGCGCACACCGTTAGACCCGATCTAACTAATCTAACAAAACTCATCGAGGACTGTGGTAACGGATTGATATGGCAGGACGATAGCCGTATTGCAGACCTGAGGTTGCAAAAATATTACGCTGAGATACCACATGTAGCTATCGAGGTGAGGTGTATAGACAGATGTTGCGACAAACACGCTCATTGTAGAGCTCAATTTGAGATCGCATTGCAAGCTGAGACGTGTAAGAAGTTGCCTATTGAGTAAATTAACTCAATGCATTGAGTAAAAAAAAGCCCCTGCATCAAATGACACAGGAGCAGCACACTCAGGTAATTTAAAAAGCGCGTAACACTATTGTTACGCACCGGTCCACCAAGACCTTATAGTATTTTTATTACAGCATACGGCTCTTTTTTTACTTCAAACTTTGAGATGTCGATCACTCTAGCTAGAGCGTCTCTATCTAATGTTGTGCGTTGTTGAAACGATATCGAGATACCACCGCCTCGGGTTGGCATGCCATTAGCTAGCGCCTTGAGGATGTCCTTGATACGATCCTTGGACTTCTCAAGATCCTTTATCTGCTCATCTAGATAGATGTATTCCACGGCGAGTTTCGCGAATTCTTGCGTGGAATTTTGGGTGTAGCTTGTGCAGCCAGCAGGGGGGTCGCATGGTGGCGTTCGGCTACAGACGGCATCCCAAAATCGATTCTCAGCGTGGAACATCTCTGAGATAAACGATTCGTCAGGGTTGACTGCTGTGAGAAAATGGTCTCCCGTTTCGGCCTCATAACCAAAATAGTATCCATGTTTTGCTCCCGTTACCATCAATTGATGTTGGATTTGACACGCATAAATCGGAGGTACAACCCCAGATTGTTTTATCTTGAGGTGATTTTCTCTCGTGGGACATTTGATCTCGACAACTGTTGTATTATCAACGTCTGTAGCATCCAATGACGCCCTCAAATGAGCATATTGTGGATGCTGCACTTCAGCGGGATACAGCTCTAGACCGAGTATCCCAGAGACCATGATGCGAGCTCTTTCCTCGTTATCGATGCCACGTTGCATGTGAGAATTAACGGGTACCGAATCGTCAATCTGTCCGGTTTTCTCCAGCCACAATGTATAGATGTGCTTCCATGGATTGATACCCATGATCACCGAGGCGTCAGATGAGCCAATCCCCTTACGTCTCCACCCAAGCCATTCTGGGGACCTCTGAGAAATGTTAAGATTCATACCGCCACCTTAGATTTGAGGCGTGATATCACGGGATTAAATTGATCTACTGGCAGTTGATCTAACGATGGGATTTTGTAGTGATCCAATATTTTAGAGTAGGTGTCTGTGTTAGGCTTAACGAGCTGCATCAATTCTGCGAGTTGTTGGGCGGAGATTGTTTTTGTTACATCAATTGCTATTTGGGCTGTTTGGGCTGTTTGGACTTGTTGGACTTGCTTAGCTTGGGTTTCAGCGAGTTTTAATTTGCGTCTCTCAATCTCAAGATTTTCTTTTTCCAGATTTAGGCGCTCTTCTTCCATTTTTTCTTGTCTTTCGAGACCCTTGCGATGGTCTTGGCCATCATCATCATCTTGATGTAATCCAACAATCGAGCAGGCGGAATACCTACGATAGTAGGTCATTGCAGACCCCAAACCCTGTGGATCTTTTTTTACTAAAAGCATTTTTATTCTGGATTTAATCCACTGGCCAGACACGTGGCCCAATATAGTTGTTAGATACACATCATCCCCGTCAGACTCCGGCCACTGCGTTAACATTAGACCGTTGCTTGATAAGGGAGCTTTTATCGCCGATACAACAGCCGCTAGGCTTGCGTATTGTGATTTATACTGAGTATTATCGGAGTCCTTAATTGCGTGGGATACAGACCCCTGCGCTTTACACAGAGCATCAAATAGTTTGGATACCTCGGTGGACATTTCCATTTCACCCTCCTAATGGGTTGCGTATATATTAGCATAGACGTATAATAGGTGTCAAGAGGTGGATCATGAAATTAGACAAATGGATTAGAGACAACAATCTGTCCAATGTGACTGCAGGTAAGTTGTTTGGGGTCAGCAGAGCGATTGTGTCACACTGGCGCAATGACAAACGGATGCCAGGACGGCTATCTATGGAGCGTATTAAAAGCGCAACGGATTGGAGGGTGACAGAGGCAGACTTTGACACTACATCAAACGTCTGCCCATGGTGTAGGCGTTAACCGAACAGCCTGTTCAATAGATTTATAGCTGGCAGTGCTGGGTTTGCAGCATTAAGCAATGAGTTTTTCACGACAGAGCTAGCAACGGATGGTGTCGAGGCTGGTTGATTCTGTTGGGGAGGTGTGGCTTGATTGACAAGATCCTCTTCTGAGAGATCCTCTTGTGGTGGACCGTATCCGCGCTTAGCTAGCTCTATGTTAAACAGCTGTTTCTCTTGGGGATCTAAAGTAAAGTAGCCCCTACCATTAAAGAGGTTCTTGGAGATGTCGGTATAGATTTGGACGGATGATTCGCTGTCTAGATCTATTGGCTTTAGGATGTCTGCTTCGGTGATGATGTCCTCCATGGATCCCTTACCAAAGTTGGCATCCATCTTATCGAGGAGCTCTTGCTTGCGCTTGATCAACTCTTTAACTCGATGGACGTAGGGCTTTTTAGCTTTCTCTCCGGCTGTTTTGGGTATAAGAGCATTCTCTTGGGATATCAATCGATCCATGACAGCAGCAGCTTCTTTCTTTTGAGCTGCGAAGTTTTTCTTACTTTGGGTGACTAAGGCGTACACTTCTCGGGTTTGCTTGGCTGACAAACCGAGGTTCTTTGCCTCTTTTAAAATCTGCGCATCATCCATCTTCAAGAAGTTTGGTAGAGTGGTGAGTGTGGAGAAGGCCTCTTGGCTTTTAGCTTCCTCTTCTTCCCTCTTGGCGTCCTTCATTTCTTGGTATTTATTCTTAAGCTCTTCTTTTGCAAGATCGGCAGCTTGTTTTTGAGCGTCTTGCTCCAAGGAGTACTCGTGTTGACGACGCAGTCTTTCTAGGTCAAAAGATCTCTCATCTCCAGCTTTCATTCCACGCTCTCGCATCAGAGCGTTTTGTAATATCGCATCCATGGCCGATTTTTGTTGATCTGGAGGCAATCCCTGCAACATCTGTTGAGCAGCGAGCAACTGTTGTTGTAGAGGCATATCTGGGTTAGCCTGCAATCCCTGAGCTAATTGCTGGATAGCAGTTTGCCCCTCATTGGTTTGCTTTTGTTTGAGATAACCCTGAGATATACCCTGTCCAAGTCCCTGTCCAAGTATGGTTCCAAACTTTGCATCTGGAGCAATAGTAATCATCGGTTTACCAGTTAAAAGGTTGGGCTACAGCGGGACCAGTTGTGTACGAGCTAATGCGAGAGCCATCTTGAGGCTTCTTATATCCAAATAGAGATCCAAACATATCGTTTTCTCCAGCAAATCCCTTACCAAGATGTTGACCATAGGCTGGGGCAATACCGCCAAGAACGGAACCCAAGAAGCCTTGTTGTCCTGGCTGCTGAGTTGTCTGGAATGCGTTTTGACCCAAGGCCAATTGCGCTCCAGCTCGGTAATCATCAGACGGAGCTTTAGCAAAAGGCAACACCTGACCAAGAGCGCTAATCTGATTTTGCGAACGCATAGTCCCGATATCACCCAGTAGATTTTCAGCGGCTTTAGCTAGGGCCTGATTAAGAGCACTTGACCCAGATGAGCCACTAAATTGCTCTCCAATCTGGGGTATAGTTGACTCAGAGAACTGGCGCATAAGTGGGCGCTCTAAACCCTCATTAGGTCCACCGCTTAGCAGTTGTGATAAGAGGGTATTTCCCTGCTGATAGGTTTGGTTTTGGCTAATGTTTTGTGGGGCTTGACCCAGAGAGCCAATCAGGTTTTTTAGTAACTGTTGTTGCTCTGGAGTCTGAGTTGATATCGACCCCATCTTTGTCTTACCGCTATTGCCAAACAACTTCTCCAAAAGAGAGCCTCCAGCTCCAACAGCAAGGGGTGCAAGAAAGTTCATGGAGACCTCAATTCTTTAAGTATTCAACAACCACTAGGCCGGTATAAGCCGATCGATTGCTATAAGTTGTGACAATAATATTCGTTAGATCCATTTGCAATTCAATACCGTTACCTAGTCCAAAATAGGGCATTGGTATGTAACTTGTGGCTGAAGTTGCAGCTCCGTAAATACGGGTCATTACGGTTATACCCGTGATACCGTGAGCTATCGATAGTGTTCCGGTGTTAGGCAAAGAGCCGAGATCAATTATCTTACGAAACGCAAGACGTGGTTGTTGATAGTTGATCGATGAAAAGAACTGCTGTCCGTTCAAAACTTCTAGGGAGTCGTAGAAACCAGACTCAGTGTTGTTGATTACATCAGCAGTGTGCGTTTCACGATCAACAAAGATCTGTCGAGCGTCTTCCCATTTCAACGGAAGCACAAATTCTGTGGGCAGGAAGTTCGGGTTCATGGATCGTTAATCCTCCCAGCCGGTGACACCCAGAGTACCATGGCTTGCAATTCAAAGATTGCAGCTCCCTTGATTGGATCGGCCAACTGGGACGGTGACAAATAGAATCGTAATTGATGGGTTCGTCCGATGGCTCCAAGATAAACCCTCGTGTACAAAGTGTCTTTCGTACTGCTTGTTGAAACAGTAACCGTTCTTGTGGGTACAGATCCCTCATCGATGTAGTGATCGACGGTTATCTCTCCACCGGTTGTGCCAGTTACGTACAGGTCAGCGTAATAGAGACGAGCTTTCTTGCCCTGTTCACCGTAGAACATAAACCGCTTTGTGAGTACGTCGAAGCCAAAGTTTGTGGTTATGTCCTGTGTACCGCTTAATATCTCGTAGACAACACCGTTAGCGTCTCCGGCTAACAGAAATGGAGATCCAGAAGTGTCGCTAGATGACTCCCAAGTTAGAGCTGCTGCGGTTGGTGAGTCCCATGTAAATTCCGCAGTGTCCCAAGTTAAACTAGAAGTTGTAGCAGCATTTCCAAAGCAGGTAAAAGACGCGTCCCAAGTCGCCCAAGATGGCTGTTTGTAATTATAGCAAAGAATTTTATCTGGCAGATGATCAACGCTTTCACCATCGCCATAAATCCATAAAGCTAGCTCTCTATAGTAATGCCTAGCTCCATGGATACGCTTCAGACCGTTATTTTGAGAGTCGAAATTTACAGCTATGTCGGGTATCTGGTTATCAACTCTTTGTAGCTGGTTCGTATTGGCTCCAACAATCCCTCGACGAGAAGTTGCAAACACAACCTCATCAAAATCAACCGTGCTGAACGTAGACTCGCAACCAAGCTGAGAGTTAACCTGCTCCCAATCAAATGGATTAAACGCGTTTCCAGTATATCTTAAACGCCATGTTGAGCTCTCAAAGAAAACTAGGATGTTATCCCTGTTTAATCCAACGGAGATAATATCCTCAGACGTTGGAGCATCAATGAAACCACCTTTTCCTGGCGTTTCATCTCTCCAAGCTGTTGGGCTAAGTGTAAATGTTGATGGAGGGGTTCCCGTTGCGTAGGGATTAGCAATCTGACACCAACGAGCTCTTTGAGCAAATCTTTGTCCGCTCTCAACAGTGTTAAATGCGATGAGTCTTTGCTTGTGAGATACGAGTATGAGGCACGCATCTAGAGTTGTTGTCCCATTAACTATGGGAATCAGATCGTACCAAGTTCCATCGTATTGGTTGTAATATCGGATGGGGTCAAAGTTGTTGGTTACAAACAGAGCTCTAAACGAGTTATCCGACCAAAAGAAGTCTGTGGTTGTGCCACTCCAAACGGTTGATCCCGATATGTCTGTGAATAGCTTAGACACGGGATCATACGAGTAGGCGTTAGTCGTATTGAAGGCAACCAGATTGGGGTCTCCATTCTCGGCATCCAAACGCGTTACAAGCCCCATTACGGGTCCTGGAGCCAAAGGCGTTGGTTGGGATGGATCGCTAATAGAAGCGTAACCCTGACGCTTTAAAATGTTACCACGCCACACATACGCATTGTTCAGTGTTGGGAATGCGTCTTCCGGCATGATCCAAGGCTTATAGACTTGGTTTAACCCGCTTGCGTAGTTGGCTATTAGCTTAGGTTCCATTAGGTACCAAAAATCATAACTGAGATCTCAGTAGTAAAGGGTCCAGCTCCAAGATTGGCAAGATTGGGAACTTGGATAAAAAGGCTGTTAACGGTGCGGTTGAAGTAAAACGGGCTTACGGTTGTGGCTCCAAACGTTGTGGATGTCCAGTTACCAAGTGCTATAGAGACGTAATAGTTAGCTGAGGCCATGGGTGTTGTAAATGTCATTTGCCAGTTTGGAGCGACGTTAGGCACCATTGATGCAACGCCAATGGATGAGATGATAGAATACCCAGTCGGGTTAACACGATCTCCAGTGTTGTAAGTGGCCTGTAGCGTCACGGCTCTAGCTAGTGGAGTATAGCCAGCAGCTGCTGAAATATTGATATTCCCTCCGCTAGTCAGCTGATACTCGGTTGGAAACCCATCTCGCTTAGCAAACAACTCAGATGATCCAGAGACAGTCTTTGAGTAGATGGTAAACTGATTTGCGGATGGAGTTGGAGGGGTAACCAAAACCGGCATGGTGACGTTTTTATGATGGCCTAGATCGGTCCCTGTAACTGTGTAGTCGTAATGATCCACTCCATAAACGCTATTGGAGGTTTGGAAGTTAGACAGAATTTGAGGCTGAGAGCTCTTTAGCGTCTGAGTGGCTATAGGGATATTTGGAAGATAAGGCATGTGTTAACGGGGGTATAGGTTGTAAGGCCACATGGTGTTTTGCACCGGAGCATATCTTGATGGAGTGCGCTGATTAGACATTTGGATAAGCGTACGTCTTTGAGCAATCAACACCTCTTCCATGTAGAGGGCTTTATATGGATTTAGCATGTCAAAGTCGCCACGGCCTTTAAAGATCTCAAGAGATGTACCAAGAGCAATTAAGTCATACCACTCCCGATATTGAGGCTCATCCGAAGCACCAATCAGCTCGGTAGGTCTCAATAAGATCTTAATCTTCATCCCATAAGCGATATCTGGCACCGGTCTAACAATAAAAGTCTGATTGTAAAACAGCATAGCCGTTGGTTGGGATGCCACATAGTTTTCGGCTTCAGCTGTGATCGTCGTTGTATTGGGTACAGCAACAAAGAAGTTTAGAGTAACTGCTCCAGTCAGGTAGTTAACCGTGCCTGTACCACCAAGATTGGAGGTAAGTATGCCCAACGAATCATCATTGAAGCTCTCGAATCCAGAGCTAATCATTACTGTTCCACGGACGTATGGAGCGTAAGTCATTGTAAATGAGTAGTTGGTACCACCATTACCCTGAGCTAGATTCTGACGAGCTTTAACTTGATTGAATACGGCGTAGAACTGGGTTGGATCTTGGTAAAACGAGACAGGCCAGCCAGAGCAATATACAGGCGGTTCTACGACGATATAGTCTTGGTTGACTGGATACACGTCTTGGTTGGGGATCGTGTTAAATTCGTACCAAGAATAGAGCTTATAGGTGCTTAACTCTTGGGGCATCTTATAGAGATAGAAGTCGTTGATCTCTTGGTCGACAACCGCATCGGGTAACTGGGAAGCGTCCATCCCCGTTATCTTTCGTATGCTGTCTCGGATCCCTTGTAATGTTGTCGACATTTCCCCAGCCTTCTTGATTATCTCTATATATTAAGCTTATCTCCTCCTCCTCTGAGTAGGTAGAAGATGATCATAAGTAACAGAAACCCCTTAGCAACGGTTACTTATGATCAAAAAGCATGTTCGCAAGTTGTCAATACAAGTTCACAGATGTTTATAAAAACTCTGTTGGCTTGAATTCATAGCGATAAACCCATTTGCCAACACCCTGAAACTTATTGCCGTTGATATCCTGTAGATGAGCTCCAACTGGATAGCAACAAGCGTGGTTTAGGTGGATAGCAACAGAGAGGGGGATCTCTAGAACCTCGCCATCTTTAAAATCGTGTCTAAAGGGCTTCTGTCCCTTGTAGAATTTCACATCGATGAACTGTCCGTCTCCAGGACGTTCGATGTTTTTAAACTGTCCCTTAACCATTCGGTCTTTTTCGGGTGTGAATGCAGCCAGTTCTTTCTGCACGTCTCCAGGACTTTTGCCGTGTGGCATATCCATTGCGTTACGGATAGTCACGGTTTGTTGCATTACTGGCTTAACATCTAGAGCTTTCGACATATTATTACTCCATTAAAGGCGGGGAATTACCCCCGCCATATTATCAATTGAACGCTGTGAAAGCGTCGCCTTTAGCCGCGAAGAATCGCAGTACATCATTAGCAGCACCACAAACTTGTGATCCGAGAACAATCCCAAAGTACCCTCTGTTTGTGAAAGCAGGGCGTACTTCAACGAGATTAAACGGATCAAACGGAACAGCAATCGTTGCTGCCACACCCAAAGAAACCGCTGGGGTTACTGTTGGGAATTGGAAGGGGAACGCTGCTGAAACAGGGAATGCGAATGGTGAGAACAACGTGCTATCGACAGCTAACGAGAACGTTGTGTCGCTTAGAACAGTTGCTTTCAGCAATTGGCCATTAATTTGATACATCCCGAAAGACGCATCGACGTTAACGCGCACGTATTGCCCAGTCACATAACCGTGAGCCGTTGAAGTTGTAACAACCGCTTGGGCAGCTTGTGTGATCTTAGTAATGTAGCGATGCTTAGGCACAAACAGGCCACGAGACTTGTGACGTCGAACTTGTCCACCAGCTCCAGCAGCAGCAAACGCAGATGAATCCAAGGGGATTGTAAATGTGTTAACGCTAGGAACGGTTAGAATTTCGAAGTCCATAGACCCGATTTGCTGCATGTTTGTCACATTGAAAAATCGGATGATGTCTCCGACGATGTAATTGTGGCTAGCAACAGTCACTAGGGCGCTTGCAGCTTGCGAAACGCTAGTGATTGGCTTGGAAGCCTCAAGGCCGGTTTGTGAGCTATCAAACGCATAGAAACCGCCAGATGTGATTACAGAGCTTTCGTCTGTAGCAGCTCCGGCTGTGTTCTTCGTTAAATAAGCTCCACCATCGGCTTGTCCTGGCATCTTAAGAGCTCGCTTGACAACAGCTGGGTTAGCAATTGAGCTTTGGTTGGTTTCGTTAATCAAAACGAAATAGTCTGGGATAAACTCAAGAGGAAGAACCCGTTGAGCTCCAGTCGAGATAAGGCTACCTGCATAGGTATTAGAAAATGCGTAGGTCATGGTTTATTCTCCTTAAGCCAATGTGCAACGTAAGAGACGCAACCATTGATCATTTAGAAGAACAGGAGCCCACCAAGCTTTCCAGCTTGCTGCGTACTGCAATTCTAACGGGTCAGAGTTACCACCGGCTGGCCACGCTCTGAATGCCATAGCATTAGCCATATTGACCATACCGTAAGCTTGGTCTCCAGTGCTAATGATCGTGTAAACGTCATTACCCAAGAGAGAAGCGTTAGCCTCTTTAGCTCCGAGTGTAGTCATCATAAATCGGAATTCTTTGAAGTTACCCTCTTCGTATTCCAACTGTGGCTTGTCGTTTGAGTAGTTAATGGCTGGGATATAGCCAGGAACATTCTCAAGGTCTGTTTGAAGATCGACGTGACACATAGACCAAAACGCGGCTCTGATTGGAGCTGTTGAGATATTGGTCGTTGCGCTAATCGCTTTTGTAATCTTCATTGCATCAGCACGCTTCATGGCTGTTCTCAAATCATTGAGATCAGCAGATGAAACGGGAGTTGGAGTATCAGCACCACCGCCTTGGGTAGCGTTGTACACGTTCGATGTAGAAAGCAACATATCACGAATAAGTTCGTCATAAGTTTGCTTCATTTGTTGACCCATCAACATAGCTCTATCGTTAAGGATAGAATCTTGCTGGGACAACTGTACTACACCGTGATCAATGACGGTCCATGAACCATAAGGCATAACAGTCGCTTTGACATCAACACCGCTAAGAGCCACTGGAGGAGGAGTTAAGTCCTTCAATGGAACTTTGGATGTTGGCAAGCGATTCATGCGACGCCAGATAGCCACACCGCCGACGTTTACGGGCATTTGCTGTTCCATAGCAAACGATCCGTGCATTAACCCTGGCATGTCAATTGCGAGCATTACCTTTGTAAAATACTCGAAGACAGGTGAAGGGTTATTGACTAAGTTTGAAATAGGGCTAGACACCTGTTAGGTCCTCTATTGCCCTCCCAAATTAGTTAGCTTGACCACGAGCTCTTGATTTTGCCAAAGCGATGATATCCGCATTGCTCATGCTGGTATAGTTAGGCTCATTTCTAGATGCACCACGACCAACCGCATTAACACTCACGGGCTGTGTTGCGTTCTTTAAGATCTTCTTAGCATCATCTTTCGACTTACCAGAGTCTTTTTGGTACATAGCGCTTTCCTTGATGAGATTATATGCCATTTCGTGAGCTTGAGGATTTGTCTTCAACACATCCAAGAGAGCAGGGTTCTTCTCGACCATCTTTGGAAGGTATTTGTTTATCAAATCTTGATAATCAGGATTTCTAGCAGCAAAGATCTGTTCAGCGGTTTGGATTTGTTGAGATGCCAACCGGCGTTCTCTGTCAGCATTAAGACGTTTGTATTCACCCTTGGTGAGTATCTCTTCGTCTGAAGAGTTGTCTTCTGCTGGAGCTTTTCGCATTGACTCGATAACAGATTCTAGCTGCTGAAGCCGCTCTTTTTGCTCTGCCATAACGCGTCTAGCGTCACGCCAGTTTTGATTCTGATTATCAACTTGCTCTACAGGCTCTTGAGTCTGGACTTCTTCCATCTCAACTTCTGGAGCTTCTTCGATTAATTCATCTTGCATCCGACGACGATGTCCTTACGTCCGAGTTTAGAAACCAGATCAGGCTAGACGACAGCCAATTACGTCCTCATTCGATCTATACGCCCATAGGGTGGCGACCCCTTTTTGTGTTACGCTAAAACCGGATGTCGGTAGTAGCTCTCTCCAAGTTTTTTAATCGAGGAGACGATCTCGGGTGAGGGTTCTTCAATGCTTCCACTGGGGAGACTTGGCCAATCTCCAGGAAGCGTCCACAACCGAGATAGCTTGCCATTGACTTGGTCCACAAAATAAACCATCGTCGCAAGCATCATTGGGGGCTTGATCTTAGATAAAAGAATCTTCTGCTTAATCACTCGAGATCCACGAGGTTCTTGACGAGCTAGCACTATGATATAGTACTTTTCCGCATAATCGGAATTCTCCTCAACAACACTCATAAGCTTCTTATTAAATGCTTCTACAATTGCGTGTAAAGAATCATCGAATGGATTAGGTGTCATGCTTTCTTAATCTTTTGACTAGCTAGTTTAGAGGCATTCATTTTAGCGATCTTATCGATCATCTTAGGATCATTAGATCTTTGGTTCTTAATTTGTCCACCAGCGCTAGCAAGCATGGGTGAAGCGGGTCCTTTCTTTTTCATGGAATACTCTGTTGTTGAGGTTGTTGAACGGGTTGTTCTGGGCCCTGTTGGGCTATAGATGCAGCTTGTTGAGCCATAACTTGGATGTCTACATTTTCTTGGCGATCGTCTTTAGCTTCCATGTTCTTAATGAGAGCTCCAAGAGTTGTCAAAGTTTTAGCATCCATAGCCTGCATTTCTTTAAGGGCTCTGACGCGATCTAGGTCAGCTTGAGCTCTATTCTCGTTCGATCTACCAACACGCTCTTGAGCCAACCCAATGTTAGAAACACCGCGTGTGTATCTCTCTGCTGCTGTGGAGTCGAGTAACTTAATCTCTGCATCCATCTTCTGCATTTCAAACTGAGTTTGTTTTTGAGCCTGTTGAGAGGCTTGCTCTTGGTTTTGTTTAACGCGATCAATAAGATCTTGTTTGCCTTGAATGGTTGCTTTTTCAAGCAGAATATCCGATGGAACTTCGATGCCCATTTCGCGCAATTGCAAGAGTTGAGCAAACTCAGCTTGTCTTTGAGTCGTGGTTAGAACGCCCTGCTCAACGATACACTGATAACTTCGATCACGTTTATCTTGATAGAAGTGTTGAGTGGGTTCCTCATTGATGATCTTAGCGATCTTCTCAGGAGACCAGTTTTGCATAAGATCCAAAGTGCGATCACCCATGATCTTTTGAGTCAGATTACAGCTATCAAAGACTCCCTGAGATCCCATTTGAGCCGCTTTTTGGCGCAACATCTCAGTTATCCCAGATACATTTCCGGCTGTTGAGTCGCCAGATGAGTTCTCGGTAATACCCAATAGCGTACGAACTTCAGACGCCATAAGCTCTTGCATCTGGTAGTCGGCTTGTGGAACTGCAGGAGGGGGAATGATCTTGATATCGGTGTCGATGTTGGCATCGCGCTTAACGTGAAGGATCTTACCCTTGTCACGCATAAACGCATCTTGAGCTCTAACTAGTGAGCCCTCTTTAACGATCATACCCGAGTTGATTTGGGAGTCGATGATGTCTAGGTAAGAGTTTCTACGTCGATTAATCTCCATCTGCGCATCAGCAACGATCGTGGTAAACGAAGTAAATCTAAATAGTGGGTTAATCGAGTCTGGGTTGAAGTAGCAGAACATGGGGATGAACGGGTATTGATCCAGTCCCCAGATCGATTTAACAGTATCAACCAGATGGCCATTAACTAAGACGTGTCTTTCAATGGTGGGGACCTGAACAGTGATAAGCTCAGCAAATGGCATCATCTGTTTAAGGCGCTTGAACTCCGATCGTGGAAACTCCCAATCGAACATTTGACCCTGCTCACGATCAATAACTTTATGTTCAGATCGGTAGCAGCGTCTCCAGTACTCATCGTAAGCAAAGTAATCTTTCTGATTGAGCTGTGACGCCTGTGGCATGAATAGAAAGCGCATATCCTGACCATACCGGTTGTTAAACCGCATAAAGTCCTGAGTCTCTCCATCGAGGTCTGGGAATAGGCTGATTAGAGGGTCTCGTTTAATCCAACGTCTAACGAGCATCCAGTTGCAATCGGACATGTCTGGCTTGGTAAACCATGGATCAAAGGCAATCTGATTGAAGCTCAATCTGTCGTAACGGATATCTCCATTGAGGTTATCATTACGATAATCCATCCATAGAGAGATAAAGTTGAGGCGTGAGGAAATAGCTCCCTCAAACGCATCTGATATGACGTTATAGCCATTCTCGTTTTGCATCTGCCAACCCAGAAGCTTAGAGTACTGAGAAGAGGTCTTCTCATCTCCGCCATTGGTAGATGTGACAATTGAGGCCATACGGTTTTGACGCTGGGAACCCGATGCCCATTTGACCGATTGGTGGATATGGTTGAAGGTAACCATGTTGTTCCCCATGACAGGGAAACTCTCTCTCATCCAATCCTGTTGGTCACCAACAAACAGTCTTAAATCACGATCTGCAGCACTCCAAAACGGCTGAAGCGTCGTAGATGCATCGTTGTAATTGTCTCGTATCTCGTCAATCAGCTCATTATCGTGCATTAGTTATACAACCCAGCTCTACGGCGCATAGTTTCGATATCTTCGGGTGTAAGCGAGCCTTCGTTGCTACGCAATTTGAGAGAAACGCACATCATACGAAATGCATCCGCACCATGTGAGGCCCAGTCGTGAACTGGTTCATCCGCATAGCAGTTCATACTTTCATTGTACTTTTTATGATAACTTTCAAGGCATTTGATTAAGCGAGCGCATCTAGTTTGATCTATCCAAACCTTTGGAAGTGTAGATCTAACAGCTTCTATACCGTATTCAAGACTTACTGGCTGATTGTTTTTAAGCACTACATTGAATCGCAATCCAAGATCTCTAGCTTGATCTAACAGAGTCATTCCAGAAGCCTTAGATCTACCCCTAATATCGTGAGGGGCCCAATGCTCTCCATAAAGATACTCTTTTGAAAAGACGTGCTTAACTTCGTGTGTTAACGACTCTCCAATGGTCTCGTAGTAGTCAATAACGTGGATTTCGTGAGATCCATACAGTTGATAGAATACAATCGCATTAGGATCACCAACCCCAATATCCCAAGCTGTGTGAACTGGTACCGCTGGATCATAGGGGACATTGCAGATTCGCTTATCTTGCTGCATCCGGTCTAATAGCTTGCCGTAGTAAGATCCCTCGATACCGCGGTTAAAGCTAACGTAGAATTCTTGTTGGATGTACTCCTCAGATCTACCTTGCTTGCGCTCTTCGTCGATCTGTTCTTGAGTAATCAGCTTGGTATCTCTAATGGTCATCTTGGAAGTAAACCAATTGGGATTGGTCTCAGCCATGGACCACATGTCATACCAGTGATTGCGACCTCTAGGTGTAGAGTTGAAGATTGCCCACCCACCATTCTTCAGCAAAATAGGGCTTACAATAAGCTCCCAACACTTTGGATCTTGAAGCGCATACTCGGAGAATACGCAACCTCGAGGGTTTGTACCCGCAATAGAGTCGTAGTTATCGTTACCAACAATCTGGAATACAGATCCGTTGATAAGCTTGATCTTCATCTCATCTTGTCGCTGTGAGGCGATGATCTCTTTTGGAAATGCGGTCTGTAGAATCGATCTGCCACTCTCATCAATTCCATCCCAGATAACTCGTCGAGCTTGCTTGAACGATGGAAAGAAGTAATAGTAAGTCCCAACTTCTTCCAAAGCCTTTAGAACCATTAAGTTAAGACAAGAGATATCCTTACCCATTCGTCTGTGCCATAGAAGAGCTATACGTTTCTTGCCGTTAAGCAATGCGTCTTCAACAGGCTTTTGATACCAGCGTGGTTTGTATGACAGGACTATTTCTTTCATTTAGATAAGAATATCATAAGCATGATGATGAATGCGGTGGCAGAGAGCATTAACTCAAACCAGAAATTCGTGTACATCTTCTTCGCTAAGTTCTTCATGCCATTCCATAGCCAACTCGACTGTGTCCGGAGATAAGTCCAATTCGATTCCGGTTTGTGATTCGATGACATCTTCAGCTAGCTCCTCGATAATGTTGTCTTGCTTCATGTCGCCCCACTTGTAAGTGGCAATACCGAGTAGTGCGGAAAAGATCACTACTCCAATGACGATTGCGGTGAATGGCTCATAAAGCTTCATAAGGCCTCGATATGTATAGAAAACATCACTTTTCTATGCACGTTTTTGGGATATGCATAGAAAACACCACTTTTCTATACATGACGGTCACCATGGAAATGGAGGAACATGGCAACCGTCAAACTTACGACTTCAAAATCTCTTGATACTTGGCTTCACGCTCCAACTCAGAAGCAAACCAGTAGGCTTGCGCTCCGTAGTAGTTAGACATGACCACTTCCAAGCCAAAAGGCTTTTGGACTTTGATAGCAGCAGACACCTTCTTAAAAGAAACGATGTGTGCAGGAACGATCTGGGTACCGCAAATTTCAATCGTTTTCATTTAACGCCTATGGTGTTGGTAAGCTAACTGAACCCATCACAGAATCGACTCCTGCTTCGTCTGAGGCTGCATCAATTTCATCCGCGTAATGCAGATACGAATCATCGAACAATTGGATGGTAGCTCTGCCCTCATCTTTAAGAGCCGAATCATCCATGTAAGACACTCGGATACGATCAATCGTCTTGATGTAATCCACGATGGTATCGTCATAAATTGATCTGAGTTGATCTTTAGCAGCCTGCTTGTACTCGGGAAGTGCCATTAGTCTACCTGTAGTTGATAGTTGAAATAGGTTGCAATACCGCGTGGTCCAGCGGTGAAGAAGTTGTTTTGGATGTTGATGGAGCTAGTCGTATCACGTATCACAAAATAGTAGGGAGCGGTAGCGCAAATTGAATACTGACGAGTGGCAGGCCCAACAACAAACACGCTGGACAGGTTAACGTCAGCCAAGAACTTGATGGGCAGGTACACCTGTGTATCAACAGCTCCAGCTCCAGCTACTCCACCATCGTTAGCCAGATTGATATTAACGGTTATCACACCCTGACGGCTGATAGAGTATTGGTACACATTAAACGAAAACGTTGGGGCGGTACCACCGTTGTTAGCCAAATACCCGCTGCCATAGCCAGGAAACGTGTAATAAGTCTGCTCTCTAAGATCCCCAATTGGGTGCACTGTGCTAATGGTCCAAGCGTCTAGAGCGCTCTTAGAGATCTCCAATGATCCAATGCAGACGCATGGGTTTTGGTCGTAGTTAGCTAGCACTGTGCCAGAGTTGAAGTAGAAAAAGCTTTGATCTGTGTCAGCTGTTGACGAGCTAGGAGAGCCTGAGTTAGCCACAGTTGGAGATGTTGTCAGGTGTGGAACACGGCTTAATGCAAACACGGGGTTGGCATCTGAATCATCCGTAACGCAGTAGACGTACATTGGCATCACAGAAGACCAAGCTGTACCCCCAACCGTACCAAACAGGTTATTTAACATGCTGGTTTGGGAGAACGTGTTGGCTCCAGTGATCTGTTGAAGCACAGCCTTGCCAGCAATCCCCTTAGATCGGGTTACCACATAGGCGGGATTAGACGAGCTGGGAGTGTTGTCGCTGTAGGTGTTGATAGCTAAGTTTGGGCTACCAAACGATAACCTGAGGTTATACGTGCTACCGATGTCAGATGATCTGATTGAGTTGGACACAGCCAGTAGTGAGGAGGGCACAATAAGCTTACGAGTATCGGCTCCAATGATTGCATCTGTGCTGGAGGCTATGTAACCCGTGTTGATTGAGTTTTGTGTCATTGATCGCTCACTTGATAGGTTAGAACAAACGCCATGTTAGCCGTCGCTGTGCTGTTTAAAAGAAAAGCTCCAGTCGAAGTACGCTTAAATTCCATGTAATTTGCGCTGTGAATAATAGGGTAGTATCCAGTACTTGCACCGGCAATGAATATATCACCTGCCACCAAGGGGTAATTGTCGTAAGCTGGAGCGAAGGGAATGGTCACCTGAGTATTAACGCTTCCCGAACTAGCCACAGTCACGGTATTTAAGTTAACGAACATTGTACAAAGCCCGTTTGGCTGTAACATATACTGGATTAGCTGTGTTGAAAATGTAGCTCCAACACCACCGTTAGCAAGCGTAACCTTGGTTGATACAGCTCCAAACTGACCTGCTGGAAAGCTTTGAAGGAATCCATTTCCAAATCTATTAATGCCAGTATCTCTAGCTACAGCAACCTGCGACCAAACATCCGAAGAGTTCTTCGTAACAAGGAATGACCCAATGCATACACATGGGTTTGATTCATAATCTGCAACGGTGACACTGCTAAACATAAAGAAAGAGCCCTGAGTATCCGCTACAGCGCTAGATGGTGTCCCAATGTTAGCAGCAGATGGAGCGGTAACTCTTGATCTAATCCTAGAAACGGCGAATGTAACGGTGTCTTCAGCGTCATTAGATACAGCGTAAATATAAAGACGTAGGTTGTTAGCCCAAGCAACTCCAACCGTAGTTCCAAACAGATTGTTAGTCATGTTTGAGATCGTAAGCACTTGGTTTGAAGTGATATAGAAAGTGTTAAACTCACCCATCGTTTTAGATGGAATGATTACTGTGCCAAGATTCGTTGTGGATAATGCGGTTTGATCTGCAGCGGTTATCGTCATTAACCCGCCAGATGTTGTTATGCCCAAGTTCTGCTTAGAGGCATTTAATCCGCGTGCCAGCAATGTTCGGTAAGCTGTGTATGGCGTTATTAGCTTAGTGGTATCCGATCCAGCAATAGACTCTGCCAAGCTAGCTATGGGACCGGTATTGATGGAGTTGTTTTGTACCATTATGCGCTATCCATGAAAAAGATTGCGGAGCCGGTTAGTGATCTATCGCCATTGGTAAACGCTGCGTTGGTCAGGATGGCGTTAGTATCCGCTCGATGAAACTCAATAGATTGTGTGGTAAACGGCCATACGTAATAGAGATTAGCCCGTGTTGCTCCAGCAAAGAAGGCGCTACCAGCTCCACCACCACGTCTAAACAAAGCTCCTCCCTGAGATCCATCAATATCAAACGGTATCATTAAGTTTGCATTGCTTGCTCCGGAACCATCTGTTCCACCGTCACCCTGAAAGTTCCAATAGTAATAACAGTTCCCCTGTCGGTCGATGGAGTACTTAACGGTATTGGTTGTGAACACGGGTGGGGTGATATTTAAGAAATATCCGCTAGCAGCTGTTACACCCTGATTGGATGCCATATCAAAGAGTTCGCCCTCTCTAAATCGGCCAATGCCGTCAGTCTCATTAAGCGCCGTGAACGTCCAAGCGTTAGCCGCGTCCTTGGTCATACGGATTGATCCGATACAGACACACGATTGAGATAAGTAAGCCGTTGGTGTGCCAGATGAAAAGAAAGAGAATTGTGAATCCGCAACAGGGCTACCAGAAACTCCAATAGAAGCAGATGAGATGTAATGGTGTGACTGTCGACAGATCATCATCAAGGGAGCTGTGTCTGTGCTGCTAGCAACCATGTATACGAAGAAAGGCATTTGGTCCGCCCAAGCTCTGCCCGTAAATGTATTGAACAGGTTACCACCGGCTAAAGCTGCCTCTGTAATTGTCTGGTTGCCAGTTAGGCTATACTCGATAACCTTTCCAAAGTTTACATTCGAGCCAATAAACACTTTGCCAGGATTTCCACCACTCAATGCCGAGCCATCCGCACTCGTCAGAGTCAGAGTTCCACCGCTAACAGTTAGCCCCAGATTCTGCACAACCCCAGTTAACACACGGGCGTCTGTTAAGGCCTTTAGTGAGCTTGGAGCCGCGAGTTTGCGTTGGTCTAGACCTGCGATCATCTCCGCGTCAGAGGCCAAGTTACCGGTATTTATAGAGTTATTAGTTACCATTATGAGCTCGATATTACGTAGTTGACGATACCCGAGAGGGACCTAGCACCTGCGACCCAACCAGCATAAGTGAGCTTAGCTCCAGTATCGCTTCGAAACACCTCAGCATAAGCATTTCCTGAGAAATCAAGGACTGAACTTGCTGTAGTTCCCCCGAATGATATTTCAGCGTTGAACTGAGATGCAGCTGTGGATGCTGTGTATGGTGCAGTAAGTTGTACGTTAACAGACCCCGAGCCGTCTGTTCCTCCGTCGCCATCAAACTTGATGACGGCTTGACATACTCCCGAAAACGAGAGGGTATATTGGTAGGTGTTGGTGGTAAATACCGCTGGAGTGCCAGCATTCGGTCGGAACCACTCACCTGACGCAGCAGTCTGCTGGCCAGAAGGGTAGTTAAAGAGTCTGTTTTGTTGGTAGACATAGAGTCCATCTTGGTTATCCAAAGCCTGCACAGTCCATATATTAGACGCGTCTTTACGCATACGAAATGATCCCATTAGGAATGCACCGTTGCTTTCGTAATCCGCAATCGTTGGGTTACCAAATGCGAAGAAAGAGCCCTGAGTCGAGGCAGCCGTTAATCCAGTCTTACTGATATTAGCAGCAGCTGGAGAGGTGGACCGGTGTGGAACAGCTGATATCATAAACGAAACTGCGGTCTCAGCATCATTAGGTACAGCATATAGGTAAAATGGTTTGTCCTCAGCCCAAGCAACCGAAGTCGTTGTGCCAAATAGGTTAGATGTCAGATCCGATGTTGTCAGCGTCTGGTTGGCTGTAATGACGTAAGTAATATACTGGGCTGCAGATGCCTTGGAGCTAAGCTTAAGCCGTCCTGGAGCTCCTGAAGACAGATCTGCACCAACGGAGCTCTTAATAGAGAGTGTGCCAGACGAGTAATAGAGACCGAGATTAGGAGATAGATCTGAGACAATCGTAAAGGTGTCTAGCAATGCGTCTAGTGTAAATGGTGTGACAAGCTTGTTAGTAACGACCCCAGCAATCACTTCTCCAGAACTAGCTAAGCCCTGAGTATTGATGGAATTATTTGTGGGCATTTTCTACCGGCTTGGGTGAGGGGTTCTTGGGTCTTTCTGGCACTTCAATCGTTATCACAGGCTCGGGTCTAATCGGTATGGGGCATATTGGGTTCATGTTGTATCCGAAATGCGATATTCGAGCTTGCCAGATAGCTGACGAGATGCGTTGTTATAGCTGTTGTTAGTCAGTAGAGCTCCGGTATCATCACGCAATTGCTCAGCATAACCAGCAGGAAACGTACTCCAAATAACAGATCTGGACGTACCACCGTTAACATAATAACCTGTGTCTTGATAGGTTGTGTCGAATGCGCCGAAAGGTAGGTTAAGTCGAGCGTTACCCGCTCCAGCTCCAGCTGTGCCACCAGCAGCATTAGATTGAGTCACACGGATTTGGCTAAGCCCATCTCGTCTAACGCAGTAGATATAAGTCTGAGTGCCAGTAAATGTTGGCCCAGTTCCACCGTTGGGTTGCATGTAAGCCGTAGCTCCACGCTGTCCAGTGGGATAGTTGAAGAACGTTTGGTCCTTGAAGAAGCCAATGTTATCCGTAGCATCCAACGCCTGAACAGTCCAAGCATCTCCAGCCGACTTGCTAGCCATCTGAAATGATCCCAGACAGATACAAGACGATCCCGCGTAGTTGGCAGCCGTTACAGCGGCGAGCGCAAAGAACGCATTCTCGATGTCAGCTATGGCAGATCCGCTTTGACCAATGTTTGCAGCAGGAGGAACCGTTTGTCTGTGTGGAACTCGGGAGATAAAGAACGTAGGGTTGGTATCCGTAGATGATGCAGCGCAGTAGATAAAGAACGGCATAGGCTGATTCCAAGCCACCGCTGCATCTGTTCCAAACGTGTTGCCCGTAATCGTAGAGGCACCAGTGGCGTCTATAAACGACTGGTTACCAATGAGCGTATATTTAACCAAGCGACCACGGTTAACGTTAGAAGGCAGCGTGACTTTAGCATAGTTGGTATTAGATAAGTTTGTCCCATCAGATGCCAAGATGGAGAAAGTAGAGGAAGCATATTGTAACCCTAAGTTCTCAAACCAAGGTATCTGGTTACGAGCAATGTTAACAACGCTCTGCAATGTCGATGGAGAGATTACCGCTCGGGTATCCGTCCCAGCAATGCTTTCCGAATTCGTAGCCTGCGTACCCTGATTCCAAGCGTTATTAGTTGGCATTAGTCAGTACCAATCGGGTAAGAGAACGTTCCAGATAACAACCTAACATCTCCACTCAAGTCGTTTAGCGTTAAGAAAAAAGCTCCAGCTGTTCCTGGTGAGAACTTAATGACTCCAGGAAGTGGAGATCCAATAGCCTGCGCTAACTCCATGCTCTTGTCAGCTGTCAAGAAGTCGGCTCCATTAGCCCAAAATACTGCAGCAGCTGGGAACTGTGTTGATGCGGGAAGAGGACATACCACCTCAACATCGTTAGCTCCAGACGCTGGAGTTCCACCGCCGAAGTTAACCAAGATTAACTGTATGCCACACATGCCACTACGCTGGACGTTGTAACCGAGAGACTCTTGGATTCCAAACGTTGGGGATGTGCCAGCTCCCTCGATGATTAGAGACGTCGCTCCAAACTGATTATAAGGCATGTTAAAGCCCTGATTATCTCGATAGAGACCAAAGCCATCAGTGCGATCTAAGCCGGCCACTGTCCAGTCTTCTAATGCGGATTTTGAGGCCATGCGGAATGACCCCATCAAGACAGCTGGGCATCCCTGATAGTCGTTGCCATCGATAACTTGTAATGCAAATACCGAGCCAGCAGTGCTAGCTGCAGGAGTCCCAGAGTAACCGATCTTAGCAGTGGGTGGGATGTAGCTCATATTGGGTATTCGGGAGATGAAGAAGACGGGTGTTGTATCATCCGACTTTGGAGCGCAGTAGATAAACATAGGCATCTGTTCAGGCCAAGCTTTAGCCACTGTTGTGCCCATGACGTTGCCAATAATCGTTGAAGCCCCAGTGGCATCGATGAACGACTGATTGGCAATTAGCGTATGTCTAACGATGGTGCCAGCTTGAACGTTGCTGGGTAGTGTAAGTTTAGCATAGTTAGTAGCTGATAGATCGGATCCATTTGCAGCACAAACAGAGAATGTTCCAGCGACATATTTGATCCCCAGATTCTCGTAGTGTGAAAACGAGTCTCTTGAGACATCCATTACGGCCTGTAATGAAGCTGGAGACATAACCAATCGTGGATCACTACCAGCAATCGCCTCGGCGTTTGTAGCTAGGGAACCCATATTCGAAGAGTTGATAGTGATCATGTTACCCCGAGTTAGGGGGGACTAACCCCCCAATATGTGACATTAAACGATAGTAATATTGCCCTGAGGAGCCATAGAAGCTGTAAACTCAGTGTTAGCAACAGTACATACTAGACGAACTGCATCATAACGATTGGTTGCTTCAACGTATCCACCAACTCCAGCAGTGCTAGCTGAGCTACCGATGTGGATTAATTGAGATGCGTTTTGAGCAATGCGAAATAAACCAGCACCCTTTCCAACAACCCAGAACTGATCTCCAACAGCTGCAGTTGCAGGCAATGTTAAAGTTACCAATGCAGCGTTGTTAGCGATTACAGCACCAAGAGCTACTAAAGCAGCCGATGTACCAGTAACTTCAGTCCAAGTCCAAGTACCACCGACAGAAGCCCAGCTAACGCCGTTAGCAGCGCCAGAGTCAGCCTGTAAGAACTGTCCGTTTGTACCCACAGCAACACGCGATAGCGCGTTAGAAGCTGTAGCAGCTAGGATATCACCCTTAGCAGTTACGTAGTTCTCACCAACTAGATTGGTTGTTGCAGCGTTAGGTAGTGTTAAAGCAGCGGTTGTTTGTCCAATAAATCGCGTATTAGCACCGTCAAAGCGAGCCTCACGCGATACTGTTCCCCCAGCTAGGCTAAAGCCGTCTGCTAATGGGGATACGTCTAAGTTAATTGCTGAATTCTTTGCCATGTTGTCCTCTTATTGTTTAAACAACGTTGATGTTGCCCTGCATATCAACTTCTTTCCAGATGGTGTCAGCCACGACGCAAACCAATTCGATGTTGTCGTAGCGATCGGTCGAAGCAATACTACCACCCACACCAACAGTCGTAGATAGAGTCCCCACGATACACTGTTGACCAGCAGCTTGAGCCAAGGCCCATCCACCAGATCCAAATCCGATGATCTCAAGACGTGATCCCTTAGCAGCAGTAACGGGTAGTGTAAAGGTTGTTAGTCCAGCGTTGTCGTTTTGATACGCGTTGTTAGCAACCATGGCTTGAGAAGTGCCAGCCACAGCGTTGTAAGTCAAACCACCCGAGGCAGTAGATGCAATGGTGATTGATCCAGCGCCGTTTGTAATTGAGATGTTAGACCCAGCTGTAAGAGTGGTCGCTACAGGAGGAAGACCAAACGATCCAACCAACAACTGACCATTGGATAGAGCAGCAGAAGCCGTCACAGCCGATGTTCCATTACCCAAGAGAATGCCGTTAGATGTTAACGAAGTCGCTCCGGTTCCGCCCTCAGACACTTGGACTTGGTCAGCACTCAAAACAAACGCTCCACCAACAGTCAGGCCGTTAACTCCAGTAACGTTGGATGATGCATCGATTGTGACGTTTGACGCGTCCTTAAGCAGCTTGCCGGTAATCCCGTTAAACAGAGCTACGTGAGAGTTAACAGATGATGCAGGTCCAACAACGTCGCCAACTCCAATGCCAGTGGCTGCAATCGTGATACCACCAGCTGAGGGCGTAATCGCAATGTTAGCTCCAGCTGTCAGAGATGCAAGCACGGGTGGATTACCAGTTGAGCCAATAAGTAACTGACCGTTGGTTGGTTGAGCAGTGACTTGTAAGGCAGATGCGCCGTTACCAAGAATGATCCCTCCAGAGGTGAAAGAAGCGGCTCCAGCACCACCAGATGTGACAGGCAAAGGCACAGCCAATGACAACAACCCAGCATCGCTAAGCGTAGCGTTAGAGTTTTGTACAGCTGTACCACCCGCTCCATCCCATCGAGCTAACGCATTGTCAGTAGATGATCCAATCGTGGGTAAACCACCGCCACCGCCAGATGTAACCAAAAACCAGACAGCTGCACCGATGGTTTTATCGGAACAAACATAGAGGTTTTGAGTCGAAGCAATCAGCCATTGAGATCCAACAGCGTAACCCATGGAAGCGTCATCTGTAGATGTCGGAACGACCGTTGCAGCGTAGTTATTAAGCGGGTTATCAACACCCTCCCAAACCAAGCCGTTGAAGATAAACGTATTGCGATTGACTTGGTCAAAGTACTGTTGTTGAACAGGTACTGAAGTCAAGCTAGGCGATGGTGGTCCATTGCCAACAAGTACGTTACTGGCTGGTATGCCAGGAGATAGGAACCTCTGTAGGTCGACTAATGGATTTGCCATGATGCCTCTAAGTTAGATCTAGATTACCCGTGCACGGGTGAACAATAAATAAAGTGTTATCTACTACACATCTCAATGTAACGCAATCATAAGCTGTGACCGATGCAAGCTGCCCTGTAACGCCGGTAGTAGTGTTTTGTTCGTGAAATCGAATCGTTTGATTAGCGTTTTGTTTCACGGTCCACATTGCGCCTTGTCCAAGAATCTCAATGACATAACCCGCTTGCATCGTTACCGGTAGCGTGAGATCAACTGACGACATTGCGTTAACAAAATAGCACTGATTTGGGGCAAGAGACTGAGAGCTTGTGACAACATTGAACGACTGGGGAGATAGTGGATTAGCTGCTGATATCGTGATTGATCCAGCGCCGTTAGTGATTGTTACGTTTGATCCAGCTGTAAGTGTTGAGTTAACTGGAGGCAGGCCTGTTGAGCCAATTTGAAGCTGTCCGTTATTGAGCTGAAAGACAGTGTTATTGATCTGCTCCCAAGTAGCCAAACCACTGGAGATATCAACGAGCTTAAAAGCCCGCTGTGTATCTGGGTTAAGCCACTCTTGAGAGAGGGGGTAGGCCGAGTCATAGATAGTTGGATCACGCGTTATCGTAACCGTCTTAACGGGCTGGAACGGAGAGAATTGAGCGTTAAAGTTAGAGAGTGGGTTAGCCAAGGTCTTTAATCTCCTGTCTCAATTCAGATGCGTATTCTTTAGCTAAATCAGTCATTTCTTTTATAAGCTCGAGTCTTTCTTTTGTCTTCAATTCTCTATCTGATCGATTTTCATTGATGCGACCTTCTACCTCTCTGATTCGCTTACCGATATCTGTAATCGCTTTTTTCTTGGCTGTAAGCGCTGAATTGTCAACGAATGGCTTGCGCTTGATGTAATCCTCAGCTTCATCCTCACGACCTTTTTTAATGAGATCGGAGTACGTCTTGTAGCGAGAATTTTGCTCGTTAGCCATGCGATAAAAGTCCTCTAAGTAAGCAGAACTCTTACCGATACGCCCAAAGAATGAGCCCATTAAGATGTTATCGGCAGCTTCTCTACCCATCTTAGAGTCGGGTGCAATGCCAGCGCCTATAAGTGTCTCATCAATCAGATTAAGAGCTTCTTTGCCGAACTTGGCACCAAATAAATTGAACACGTGGTCAATCCAAACCGGTGATAGTACACCAATCTTTGAGCCCAAGATCTTAGCTAGCTCAGACGTCAACTCTGTAGCCTGAAACTCGGGGTCAAGATCCTCTAGTCGCTTGGGAACAGTTTGGAATCTACCTTGTAGCAACTTCTCAGGAGCAACAAACGCTCCACCGTCACCAACAGAATCCGAGAAGTTGAGTATTGTTGCAGGGCTAAACTCAAACTCAAAAGCTCGCATCAATTGCTTGAGAGCCCTTGGATTATCTTGAGCCATGAAGTCTATAACCTTTTCGGGAAGCGTCTGGAATAACCAACCGTATTGCCACAACTTGCGTATCTTGATGCCAGGATCATCTGGATCGTCGCTCAGGAAGAAATAGATGTTGTTAGATCTGTCTTGCTCAGTCTTGCGGAGATATCTCGGATCATTACGATTCATCAGATACGCCCCAATAGTAGGAATAGTCAGAGCCAACGTAGCCCTATAGAGACCTCTGCGACCCTGAGCCGTTGATGGATTGACATTCTTAGCAAACGTATGCGTCGATGTCATGATCGTTCTAGCGAAAGGGATAATGCGATTCATCCACTGAATGGACATCGAAGCTCCCTCTCGGCCGTAGGGAGTAGTCACTTCGTACGCATCGGCAGCAGCTCTATAGTTAGCCTCTTTTGGGTTATAAGGAATGCCCTCAGCCTTGGCTTTAGCCTTAGCTGCCTTGATAGAGTTATTGTATTCAGCTAGACGTGGGACTGTATCTAAGACGTTAGAGATCTTATTTAAGGCCTTGAATGGAGCTGTGACGATGCCGTACATCGAATCCATGAACGCTTGGGCTCCAGGAGCCTTTCTCTTGAGTGCATTAGACAGTGAGTCTCTAGCGTACTGCATATCACCGTTAGAGATCATGTCATGCATAGCCTGACGTCCACCACCTGACTTAAGAAAGTCCACGAATGTACCGCTACGGGTAATAGAGTCGATCAATGCTCTTGGCAGTGCAGCTATATAGTTAGCCACACCGTGCTTGGTCTGTAGTCCGCCCTGTAGGGTATCTAATAGACTCAACTTAACTATAGTGTCTGGGAATGATGTGATAGCCTGAGAGTTGAACTTACGGAATCCCTCAACAGCACGTTCAGCCATGCCAAGCTCGGGCTTAGTAGCATTGCGTGCTATGTCGTGTATCTCTTTAGGGACAAACATGCGCATCTGTTTGCCGTTCTCAAACCAATAGATAAACCCATCGTCCTTAGCTCCAACTTTAGAGATGTCTCTCCATATATTAAGCTCTTTCATCACCTCGGGAGTGAGAACGAAATCATCCCCAACTAGCTCTTTCATCGCAGACTCTGTCAGATCCTTAGATTCAAACGCCTCGGCTTTGTAACCATTGCGCTTCATTTCAGCAGACAAAGCTGTCATCGCTTCGTTTTTAGCGATGTTGTACTCAAGAGCAACGTTGTTTTCGATCATCACTTGAGAGGGTGAAATGATGTCTCTCTCAGAACCCTTAGCTGACTTAATGAGCTGCTTGGGAAGATTGGATCTTGATCGAATGAATGCCTGAGTGTCTTTGTCCATCACCCTTTGTAGTGGAGCATAGAGAGTGTGAGCTTCTTTCATATTTTTAACTGACTGAGCGGAAAGAACGCTGGCTTGTTGGGCTCTATCCAGCAAAGCGTTCTGCATCTTCGCTAGATCTCTAGTAGTCTTAGCGTAGACAGATCCGTCATTGATTAGAGCTAGGGCGTCAGCTGTTGGTATCGGATTCTTTTGACCAAGATTCTGTCTCTGAAGCGATGTCTGTGCAGCCAGATGGGAATCTAATAAGACAAGATCAACCGGCTTCTTCCCGAAGTTTTCTTGCAGTATCTTACTGTAGCCTGAGCTGATTAACTCTTGAGTGTTGAAGTCTACAACACCCTGTTCAATCGAATGCAGAGCTACAGACTCAGCGCTATTGATACGCTCAAGCATGAGAGCGGGATCTCTTAGCACAGACTCGTTGCCAGTGCGTAGATCTGCATACTTGTCGAATACCTGCTTTTCAAAACCGGAAGACTTTGACTTAGACGGCTTAGGACGGTCTTTGATGCGAGACGCAACAACTTCAGCCGAAGACTTGCCTGCATCCGAAGGCTTACGCTCAACAACTCTAACGCGAGTCTTCTTGCCGTCAATATCAGCTTCGAAGTAACCAGACTTCTTAGCTTCAACTATCTTCTGTTTTGCTTCTTCCAGCTTTTGTTTATTACGTTGCTCAACCCTCTCAATATCTTTCTGTAACCTATCTTCGATGGCTTTCTTACGTCCTTGCTCCCAATCCTTCACCTCTTTCTCAAAAGCAGCTCGACGATCGAGATTATCCTTTCGAAATCTATCAAGCTGCTCTCTTAACTCAGCGCGTTGAGCATCGGGTAAAGCATCCAACTTTGTCTTGGCTAAGTTGTTAGCGACAGCCTCAGCCTCTTGCAGCTTAGACTTTATCCGCTCGACGCTCTTGTCGTACTTACGTTGAGCATCTTCGATAGCTCGCTTGTGAGCCTTTAGCTTAGACTCGTAACGCTTAGTGTTGTTTGACTCTATCTTTGATATCGAGCGCTGTAAATCAGCCTCCAAAGGAGCCCTATCAATGAGTGTCTTGCTCTCTTTAGCAAACTCTTTGTTAGCTCTATCCATTACTGACGCCATGCTCTTTTGCAGAGTAGATAACGCGCCATTAAACGTGTCAAATGCAGCTTGCGCTTGCTTGTAGATCTTTTTTGCTGGCAACGTCTCGTTAGATTTAAGAGCTTTTGACACGCTAGATGTAGCATCTTTAGCCATCGCTCTAGTTACTTTGTCGTAGCCCAACTCAACTTTTGACTTAACAGAGTCAGCGACGGACTTAGCAGATTCTATCTGTTGATCTCGCTTTAGTTTTATAGCCTCGCGCTGCTCTATAGCTGACTTAGACTTGAGACCCTGTAGCTCCTCAGACGCTTTAAGCTCGATCTTCGAAAGCTGCTTGATCTGCGCCTCTTCAGCTTTAAGCTTTTTATCAGCGGCTTTTATCTCTTCAGCCTTGCGAGATGCGTAATACTCCTCGTCGATCTTATAATCCGACAGCGCAGACTTTGCTTTTCGAGCTTGAGTGCGTGTTATATCGTTGATCTCTTGAGCTTGCTCTCGCTTTATCGACTCTCGCTCCTTAAGCCCTCGCTCTGCAGCTCTAATGTCTGACTCGGGTATGGATTCTGGGCTTGACTTGTCCAGCTTAGCTTCAGCTTTTTTGCTCACTGACTCTATTGACTCAGATGCCTTTGCCTCGGCAGCAGCTTTCGCAGACTCAGCTTTAGCAATCTCTTGATCGAGATACTTGTTCAGCGTCTCCTCGAACTTTGAGCGCTCCATCGTAGACATCTCTGGGGGGAGATCTTTAACGTCTATCTCCTCACCCATCTCTTTGAGCTTCTCGACTTTTTTGCCAATGCTGGGGATCTTAAGCGCCCCCTTAATAAGCCCTAGCAGTCCAGCATTAAGCGCAAACCCCTCCAGTGTCGGAGGCTGCCCATCTAATATAGCTGGCGCAGCAGTTAACACAGCAGCCTCTCCAGCGATCTTGCCCGCCGTGCTAGACGCAGCACGCTCTACAGCTTGACCTGCGGGAGTAGATAATAGCTTGTTAAGCGCGGGTATCTTTTTGAGTATGCCAAGCTCAGGGACTAGACCGACTAGAGCTCCCGTTGCAAACCCCTTAGCGCCTCCAACTAGACCCTCTTGAGCGATCTTTGTAGCTACCTGCTCCATGCTCATCCCAGCATACTCAGGTAGTGACTGCAGCTTGACGTACTCTTCGTAAGCCGACCTTATAGTCGCCGGAACCGCAAAACCAACCGCAGCACCGCCGATTGCGCCCCCTATAGTACCAACACTTGGAGCTATAGCTGTACCAAGAGCAGCACCTGCCGGAGCACCCCCAAGCGCCCCTAATATAGCAGCCGGAGCATCTCCCACAATCCCGCCTAACGCACCGGCAACCTCGCCAACCCAAGACCCCTCTTGATCGGCAGCAGCGTAAGCGTCATACTCAGCTTGAGTTTTTGGAGCCGCTCCCGTTATCACACCCAGACTAGACTTATTATAGCCCCTCATAAACGCATTAGGAGACTCAGCAGCGGGCTTAGCTTGATTGACGCTGTCTCCATACAATAGACGCCTCTTGCGCTCTGCAGAGGTCTCTTGTGTAGCTACAGGGCCCGTCTTGCTGCCGTACAACAGAGCTCTCTTTTGCTCTTTAGTCAGTGCCATTTGTCAACTCCGGTGCAGCATCGCTAGCGTCTGTAGATCGCTTAATGACTATAGTAGTCTCTGACTCTGTCTTATCTTCGTCGCTTACTGACATTCCGCGACTCTTCATCGCTTTAGCACCATACTTCAGAGCCACCTTAACACACTCAAGAGCATGCTTTTTATCGACGTCAAGCTCATCTATGCCCTTGCTCAAAACATACTGAGACTTATCGATGATAGACTCGTAAGACGCGTCTACAATCGCTTTAAGATCGGGATCACTCTTAATATGCCGATATATAGTGTACTCGTGACATCCCAGCGCCTTAGCAGCCCTCAGGGGTATCCCATCACAGTTAAGCAGCGCGTCCATCAACACACTCTTCTTAATCGCTCTACCCGTGCCAGCCCTAGGTCCATCCCACAACCACTCATCATCCATACACACATCCATTTAACAGCTTTTTGTCATATCAGATATTGATCTAATTTGTTCCACAAATTGTTCCACAAATTGTTCCACAAAAACACGACGTTCATTTCCCCTCACAAAACAACGTCCTAAAATTATCATTTACATCTAGCGGCTTTTGTTCGCTTTTATCAATCACCCTCACTCACCTCTTAATACACACTCCATCTTCTCAAATATTTACTTGATATTCATCATTACTTTAACCATATACATTATCATTTAGCTAGCTAATATATATCACGATGTGATAACATATATCTATCAGCAGCACACCATACGATCGATGCAGGCTGTCACGCAGACAACAAATTAATCACACTTAGAGACGTTATGCATCGCAATGAAATTATTCTCGAAGAAGACGTAGTAATATATGGCATCCCCTGCAAAGCGGGAACGGGAGTTAGATTCGAAAACGACGATGGGTCTATAAGCGACGCGGTACTCTCAGAAGACGCTGTAATCTTAGGAGTACCCTTGCTTGCATCAACATACGTTCGCATACACAAAGGAAAAGTCATTTGCGGAACAGTATCAAAAAAATTTGATCTACAGTTGAAACCATCAACTATATCACTCGAGGCAAACTGCCGTTTTCACAGATCATACCGTGAAACAATTATTTGGGCTAAAAAACTAAGGTTTTCTATTCGTGAAACTGATTACTACTCCTACAGATTAGATTTTCGGGTAAAAGCATCGCAGATGCATCTTTACGAAGACCCTTATTTTATTTCTCATTACTCGGAATTTGAAGAAACTTCTGCAGAACGAATTTCTACGCTCATAAAAAATGCGCACAAAGTTTGGATTATTTTACATTTATTAAGAATACCTAGTGACGCAGGCGATGATTGGTATTACGCAAACATCAATGAAGAAGTTCGCAGAGAAGTTTTAATCAAATTTTCAAACAACATTTTCGATATTGCTCTAGCCAGAAAAATTAAACCAACTGCCGAACAGGCAGCTTAGAAAGCACAAGCAGCGTAGAAAAATACACTGCCGTACAGGCAGCCAACAAATTAATCACACTTAGGAAATCACATGAAAAAAGTTATCAACGGAAAGCTATACAACACAAAGACAGCGGCCTTTGTCGACTCATACAGCAACGATCTTGGCAGTGGAGATTTTTACAACAAAAGCGAGACTCTTTACAGAAAAAAGACTGGCGAATTTTTCTTATACGGAGAGGGTGGCGCTGCAACACGATACAGAGAGACGGTTTCAATAAATTGTTGGTGTGCCGGATCAAAAATTATA